CCGATATCGACTTCGACGCCAAACTCCCCGACGTTCGGGTTGAAAATGATCTGGGCTTCCTTGCGGCCCTGATCGATCTTCTTTTGGACGGCTTGCTGCGCCTGCGGGTCGATGACGATGTTCTTGAGAATCCCGTCATCGCCACGGATGCGCATGATCCGGATCGTGTCGTAAATCTTCGGGAACAGGTCAACCACGATCCTGCCGATCTGGCGCACCATGATCGAATGGTTGTCGATGAAATGATAGGTCGCGTTATCGCCCTGGCGCTGGCGCTCCGCGATGGCCTTTCCGGACTTGGCGTTCTCGTTCTCGCCCATCTGAGCCTGATACTGGCCGGAAGCCATCATCATCTCTTCCTGGGCGGTTTTCATGCCTTCCAGGTATGCTGCCGAAGCGCTAGGCGGTTGCACGCGCTGCGGAGCGGGAATGGGCTGGTCCTGATCGTCTTTGTGTTTGTAGGGCAGAAAGCCAAGGTTCTGGAGGTTGGCGGAGGCGTAATATTCCTCGTAGCCCTCGAAGGCTTCCGCCGGCCCGAGATACGGGATTTTTGTCTGGAGCGCGCCGAATTCGACAGCGGCGGACGTGTTGTAGTTGTACATCCGCTGCGCGTCCTTGAGGTAACGGACGTGGCCTTTGTAATCCAACTGGCCCTCGACAAGCACCTCTTCACCGATGCACGGAACGATCGGGATATACTTTCCGGGCCAGATGTAACGATTGACGACACTGTGACCGGCAATCTTGATGCACTCGACCGTCACGATATCGGACTCGCGCTCGCGATAGTCCCATGCCGGATCAGCCTTGATCGCCTTCAACAGTTCGGGGCTGATCGTATTCTTCTGCGCGCTCCGGCGTTCGCCGGTATTGGGATCGACGACCGAAACGAGAGTGATGCGCTTGTGGTTTTTGCGCCAGTAGTTAGCGACCCTCACATGATCGCGGTCTAGCCAGGTATCGTAGCCCGTGCCAGTTTCGAGCGGGGTGGCGTTCAGGGCATCTTCATGGTCGGGGAAATCGCGCTTGAACTTCTCAGCCGACATGTCATCGAATTCGAAGGCGTATTCCGAGTCCGAGCGATCGGTTTCCTTCGCGTCCGGGTCCATATAGATGCTGGTCGGATCGTTGACGCCGCCGATCCTGATCGACTGATCGAAGCTCGTCGGAGACACATAGTCGGTCGACACCTTGCAGAAACCGAGGCCGCCGAACACCTGGTTCTCGCTGGCCTTGTCATAGGCCTGCTGCGCCTTGGACTCGTACTCGATATGGCGAACCACGTCCTCATAGACCTGCGACGCCTCGTACGTCGCCTCGTTGGTCGTGGGATGGACAACGATGCCCGGCTTGTTCTGCTTAGCGTCGTTGATGATCTGGAGGCAGTGGATGCGCGTCTTGTTGACGGTGAGGACTGGTTTCTGGTCCAATTCCCGCGTGGTCAGCAGCGCGTCAGGCCACTGCCATTGATTGTCGGAATCGGCGTGGCCGAAACGATAGTCTTCCCGCCACATTGCATAGGCGTGCGAGTAAAAGCCCTCGCAATATTCGAAGCGGCGGTTGGCCTCTTTCAGAATGCCGGCGTCATCATTGGCCGGAGCAAATTCGTCCTCGCTCATCGGGCCATCCATCCATGCTGCCCGAGATTGCCAGGGGCGCGAAGCTTTGGCATTGCTAGCGGCGCCCTTGGTTCAGCCAGGACAGTCGGGAACAGGTCAGAAATCGCCCACACCGCCGCGTCAGCCCGGTCCGGAGACCGATCGCCTGTGTAGCCAGCCGAGGAGAACGCCAAAAGCTGATCCTCGAGCTTCGGGAACCGCCCGAAGTGGCGCACTTTTCCTTGCTCATAGAGCGTGGCCACCGGCTCCGCCCGAACATGCTTGCCGCGGGATGCCTTGACCTCGCGGAAGGGCACGTGCGCTCCCTGAGCCTTGATGACTTCGCGCACCATTGCGCCGCCATAGTTGGTTTCAGCGACGATCGTATCCGCGCCCCAGCGCTCATACGCAGAAACAGCTATCGCAGCCCAACCAGAAGGCCCGTGGTGCCCGCTGAGGTCTTCAAGCACATAGGCGATCCCGTCGATGCCCACGCCCGCCACAACGATCCCAACTTCGTCCGATCGTTCGTCCTCGTCTCCCGAACATCCTGACGGGTCAACCGCGACGATGATGCGCTTCAGCTCAGGCAGCGAATCCGCCCTGTGCTGGTCCAGCATTTCGATGGTCCAGAGAGCGCCATCGACCTCTTCGACATATTCGCCATCAAAGAAGCGCTTCCGCTGTTTCGTCGGAAGGTTTCGCAGGCTGTCGAGGAATTCGGCAGAGAGGTTTTCAGCGTTCTCTTCCGGGCTGACGAAAGCGCGTTTATAGTTGTCGGGATCGCCAAGCGGCTGGCCTGAAATCGGGTCGACGTGACGGCCGAACTCAAGGTTGGTCCAATGGTTCGCGCCGCCGGGGTTAAGGTCGTAGTAGGCCCGTTGCTTGAGACCTTCGACCTGTTGCGCAAGACGTGTCCGCGCCACCACAACAGACGAATAGGGAATCTGTGAACACTCGTTCAGATAGAGGGTCGCGTACTCCTGCCCTAGAATTTTCTCGACACGCTCTTTGTCATCGAGGCCGCCGATCCAGATTTGCGACTTGTTGGGCAGTTCGAAGAACCCATCCTGCCGATGCTCGGTCAACGCTACGTCCGGAAAGCAAACGGACATCACCTTGGGCAGCGTATCGAGGGCAATAGACGAGCGGGCCGCGTTTCCCCTGAAACGGAGAATGGCATGCCTCGACCCGTCGCCACGAAGTCCACGCACGACAACCGCCCGGGTGAGCAGGAACGTCTTGCCCGACCTCGCACCTCCAGCGAGCAGCGTATGCCGCTGAGGCCCCGTGAGCAGCGCAGTTGCCCGAGCCTGCCCCGGATTTGGCTTATAGCTCTGCATCCGATGGCGAGATCACGATGTGGAACGGGCCGCCCCCCTTACCGCTGTGCTCGATGGTAGCGAGCTTCGGATGCACATATGGGGCAGCCTTTTCAGCCGCCCACATCCTGTCCTTCGGATCGGCGTTCTCATCGCGAAGAACGTCGAGCATATAGTCGAGAGGGGTAAGACCCGACGCCGCGATCTCGTTGGCGAGAGCCGCGCTCGCCTTGTTGGGCGTTCCCTTTTGCCGACCGCCGGTCTTTTTGCCGATCGCCATCTACTGACCGCCTATTTCAGACCGCTTTGCGAAAAAGAATTCCCGCGGCGCGGGGTGAAGCTTCCGCACTTCGCGATACGATTTTTCTAATCGCCGGCAAGAATGCAGCGGTTGTACCACGAGGCGATTTCTGCGCTGCCATCTGGGACGTGGCGCGCGTTCCACGCGAACATCGTCCACACATCCCGAAAGCGAGCAGGTAGGCGATCGCTCGCTTTCAAGATTCGGGCGTCGGACCATTCAGACGCAGGCCGCTCCAAAGAAGACCCCTTCATGTCAGTACACGAGCGCCATCGGCCCGAGATTGGCCGTGTACGTGGTCGGGGGCGTGATCGAAGCGCTGGTGCCGAAGGTGCCGGTAGCGGAGCCGGTGAGGAGGTTCGACACCGGGCTATCGAGCACGGCAACCTTAGCCGTGGTGCCGTTGGACTGGACGGCGATGAAGTAGGTGCCGCTGGCAACAGTCACCGGAGCGGTGAAGGCGATTTCCTGCCAGGTGTTCGCAGTTCCCGCCAGCGTGCCGGAAGTGGTCGAAGTCGCCACGAGATTGCCGTTGACATCGTGCAGCTCAACAATCCAGTTGTCGGTACCGCCAGTGCCGCCGACGAGCACGCTGATGCCGGTAAGGGTCTTCTGCGAACCGATGGTGGTGGAACGGTAATAGCGCGACCCGGCCACGGTCGTTTTGTCGGCGCTCGCCCCGAACTGACGGAGCATGATGGCAAGCTCCGTCAGAGAGGACATTGCATCCTGGGGCGCCTGCCCGGCAGCGGTGTTGGTATCGACATAGGCAGTCTCGGCGCCCGAGGGCTGCGCGAGCTGGGGAAGTCCGTTGGTGATCAAGCCAGACATAGGAGGAGCCTTTCAGCAGATTTTGAGAATGGGGATTGAGGATCAAGCAGAGAGGACGCGGTACCACTTGCCGGCGACGGGGCAGAAGTAAGTCGCGGACACGCCTGCCGCTTGCGCAACGCCGGTCGCAGTTGCCACGTCGTTGATGGTGTCGGTGCCGGACCCAAAGACCTGCATCGAATTGGAAGCAGCGCCATTGACGAGCTGCACGACAAGTCCCGCCGCCGAAACGGGCAGCTTTACGCTGTCTGCGGCCGTGGCGACCGTCGAAACGCGGTTGACCAGCGACGTGAGAAGGACCGCATTGGTCTGGCCGCCGCCTGCATGGGCGGTAATCCCATCGGTCGCCGTAGCGCGGGGCGTCGTTTGCGTCGCGCCGCTGAAAGCATTGTTGATCGCCGTCGCCCAAGTATTGAGATGGCTGGCATCCGGCATGCGGAAGCCGGGCAACGGCAGAAGCTTAGAGATTACGTTGGCCATGCGGCCTCCTTTTCAGCCCCATCGAAACGCGTGTCGAAGCCAGCAGGGAAAGGGCAAGTTCCCCGCCGGGCGCAAAAGAGAGATTCGGAAAGGATGGACTGGCTAGGTGAACTGGCCTACGGCAAGGACCGTCACGCCGGCCCCTGTGGTGACGTACCAGCCACCAGCCTTGGACTGGATGCCGAGAAGAAGGTCGTAAGTACCAATGCCGCCACCAGGGCTGTTTGGCAGCACGGTAATCGGTGTCCCGCTCGCGCCGTCCTGAATCTGGACTTGCGCCGTCGCAGCCGTGGCTACAACGCAAAGGAGCTTATCGAGGAGATCCCCACTCTGCCCCGTCGCCCCCAAAAGCTGCGCACTCTGTGACGCGGCAACGGGCTGCCACGCGGTCATTTCCGGCACGATGGCAACGGTCTGTGAGATCGGGCGGCGCGTCATCGGCTTCCCCTAATTATTCGTCACGAGGATGTTGACGGATTGGTCAACCACCCGGCCGAGCGCCGTGGTGATGGTGTTCGTCACAGTGTAGACTTGATTTGGTGTGCCGCCTGATAGCCAGATCGTCGCGATCTGCGGCAGAAAGCTGTTTCGGGTTTGCACCAAGTCATCAGGCGCAATCGTCCATCCCGAGGCTGTTATGGTGTCGGTGCCAAGAAATTCGGACCAATTGATGCCGTAGTCGAGCAAATCGGCGGTCGACTTTGAGGGCCACTGAAACATCTGCTAGCCCTTCAGCCACGGATCGGCCTGGATCGCGCCATAGCTTGTAACCGCGCCGTTCCTGTCGATCGGGACAATGGTGAGATAGCGGCTCTGGTAGATTGGCGTGACCAAACGCGTCGCCGGTGCGCTAGGGTAGATGAACCACTGTATGATCGCGCTGATCGGGGCCAGCGAGATCGGGCCAAAGCTCAGCATCAGTCCGCTTCACTCCATCAGAGAGCCAAAGGTTTTATTTCCGCTTCAAAGCGTTGTCGCCCCAAGGGGCATACGAAAGAGCACGAAGGGGGAGATACGCCTTGCGCTCCCATCTCAGCCACCGGAGCCACCAGGGGCACCCGCGGATGACCCAACGGGAGGGATGGCGATAAACAGGCCAATAGTCATAGCAGGGAGA